GATCAAGAAAATCAATAATATCTACATCTAGGTTATAACTCATAGCTCTATATTCTTAATATATAATATAGAGACATGGCAAAATTTTCAAGTGAAATCACTGGTTTTCTTACCCAAGTTGGAGCAAACAGCGATCTAAGGGTAGGTATGGTCCCTAGAAGCGATTCCTGTGGAGATCCAGGGGATATACTATTCTTTAGATATAAGTTAGGTTCTGGAAAGGGTAGTAGGGCATACAGAATATTACTGCTCACTGAGCCAGTCACCAAGGATGCTAAAACAGGTAATCTTTTGTTGACAGGATTCAAGGTCCCCCCAGACGGCTCTTATTCCCCAGATTCACTCGAAACGCTATATAGTAATAGTGAACTTCCAGAGGATGGATACCGAACATACATCATGTCCAATGTATTCGGACCACTTCGCAGGATCAGCAGAGTACCCCCAGATGAGGTTGAACAATGATAGGAGCAGCACTTGATGTAGCTTTAACAGGCTTAACTAAGTCTGTGGACATGATGCGGGATCAACTTCAGCAAGCTTTAGCCTTTGCTGATAAAGCCCAAAAAGCATCTTTAGCCTTAGGTCAGACTTATGATACCACCAAGGATCAGCTTGGCGGTACAATGCAAGGTCTTCGTGGTGATATCAACCAGAGATTTGGCGCAGCCATAGCTGGTATGGAGGCTGGTCTTCAAGGAAACACCGCTGGGGTAGCTAGGCTGATCAATCAGCAGCAGCTAACAGGAACTGCTTTTGGACAAACTGCTAAAGCTTTTGCTGGTTTAGAGTCCTCTTTAGGATTATCTAGAGACCAGACAAATATGCTTTCTAACAGTTTGATAGAGACTGGGCAAGAATATCAGATTAGCACCGATAAACTGGTAGGAGCAATTGACGCTCTAAAGGAGACATTCCCCGCTCAGGCATTAGCAGGCATGGGTGATAAAGTGATGGGAGCCGTTGCTGGTTTACAGGGTGAGTTAGGACCCCAGCTAGCTGGACCTCTTCAGAGTGTTATGAAGATGGTGATGGATACCAGCATGGATGGTTACGAGAAGCTTACCAAGTTAGGTATCGGTGATGTAAGAGAGAGATTGTCTGCGGCTAAAAGTTCTGCCGAGGCACAACAGATTCTAAAAGATGCTTTTGTAACAGCTTCAGATAACTTTAAATCAGTAGCAGGAAATGCTGAAGATGGATTCTTTCAGATCGGCGTTGCTAGTGAAATTTTTGGAGCACAAGCGATTCAGTTGACTACGGTTGCCGATAACCTGGGGCAGCGTATTAGAACTGAGTCGGATCAAGCGGTAGATTTTGGTCTAACTCTAGAGAATCTGAAGGCTGAGATCATGGTGCCATTCCAAGAAGGTTTAACTAATATGTACCCATTCTTGGTAAAACTTGCTGATGTTATTTCAGGTGTTGCAAATACTATTGGACAAAGATTCAAGACGTTCACTGACGGTCTTGGAGATGGTGGAGAGGCACTAAAAAATCTACAATTAGGAATCATTGATTTTGCTATTAACGCCATGGGCAAATTAAGAGGAACCTTTGCTTTCATGGGAAACCTTATTGAAAATGGTGTTCCAATGATAGTAGAAAAAATTCAAAAAGGATTTTTTGAACTGACAAGAGAAGGCGGAATTATGACCAAGGTTAAACTTGGAATACAGAAATTTCTTGCCGCGTTCGAGAATGCAGCACAGTTTCTCCTAACTGGAAGCGCAGATACTGCATCTAAACAAAGAGAAAGGGAAGCAAGAAGAACAGCTAGGCAGTTACAGAGAATTATTGATCAAAATAAAGGTAATACCTTTGAAGCCATGAAAGCTCGATTAGAAGCACAAGGTGGACAAGACGGAACAACTAGCCCCCTAGGGAAGCTTTTAGTTGATGCCAAAAAAAGCATGGACGAAGCTGCAAAGAATGATCCCACTGTTTTAGCACTTGAGGAAGCTAGAAAAGCTATCGAAGAGGGCAACACTTTCGGTAGAAAGCAAAATGAAGAATTAGAAAAAATAGCTAAAGAAACAGAAGAGGTAAATAGAAAAACACCAGAAATTAAAACATCCCCAGAATTCTTAGATGAGACTGCTAATATGCTCGGCAGGAGTATCGAGGGTATTCTAGGTATAGGTAAAGATGCTACGTCATCAGAGATCCTAGAGGAACTTAGAGTTGCTAATGAACAAAGAGCGGCTGCAAATAGTAAGACTCCTTCTTCAAAAATAGAAACTGGTAACTAATCATGACATCAAGACATATAGTAAACAGGGCATTGCCCGAAAGATCAAAACTAATGTTTTACTTCCCAATGCCAAGTGCTGGAAGTGATTATTATGTTATTGAATTACCATTCTTTGAGAATGTAGTTATTAAGGAGTCTAAAAAGGCTAGGTATCAAAAGTATTCTTTGATCTCTAGATCAAGCAACTTATACAGTTACTTAGGAGCCGACTCCAGGGCCATAAGCGTAACATTTAATATGAGCTTACCTCATCTTCTTGAAGAGCATCCTGATATTAACTTAGACAGATATGTCAGCTACATGCAGGATAAAGATAACTCAGAACTTGAAAAACAGAGGTTCTTGGAGCCCTATAAAGTTAAATCTGTTCCAAAAGGGATGGCTTTTCAGTTAGGCACTGACTACACAAAGAGCTTGGCTAGAGATTCAGCTAAACAAGTTCTAAATAGTTTGGAATCTACATTATCAGGATCTTTGAATGTAGAAGATAAAGAGTATCTTGGAAATAGATATAATCTTCAATCACTAGCTTCACAGCAAATAACACAAACCGCAACATCGGTACGGGGAAAGTTTCAAGCTCTACAAGACCTAACCCAAGATTTTATTGAGTATAATCAAGCTTCGCAGTTTAAATATAGAATTATAGATCTAATTATATATTGGACAAATATCGTAAGATCTAGTGTAGTAAATTATTCAAAAAATCCGATATATGGTCCTCCGATCATTAGACTTCGGCATGGAATTCTATATCAAGATATTCCTTGTGTTTGCACTGACTATTCAATTGATTATAATGAAGCAGCAGGATACGATGTGGATACTCTCTTACCTAGACAAATAAAAATTGATCTAAAGCTGGAAGAGATTAGAACAGGAGACTTTGGTGAGTTCGCGCCAAAAGGCAATCCAATAGAACGAGACAACTTAGCTGGTTGGGAAGCAGTTGTTCTAGGTGAAACTAACAGCATGGACCCAGGATACAACAATGGCTAGTACAGACAGAGGACCCTACAGTTTAGATGAGGTTACGGTGGGTCATCGTAATATTAGGACTAATACAATCGTAAACTCAGAAAAGTTTGATCTTCTTTTGAATGATTTAGATGAAGCTTATGAGTATGAGGTTGGTTATATTCCAGCAGGGTATGCACATCGGCCCGATTTAATTGCTAACTTGTTTTATGGTAGTCCCAAGAACTGGTGGCTTTTGATGCTAGTAAACGGCGTTAGTGATCCATTTGAAGGCTTCAATGAGAATGATAGAATTTTGATTCCTAAGTTTAGATGAACATACCTACAGCAAATATAGTGGTCGCTTTCGATAAGAAAGTAATGGAAAGGTTATTCTCCGCAGGAGCCACCTATAAAAGTTTAGTGGCTGGATTGTCTGATGGCGATGACGATGTTTTGCTATTTGATAATGTGGCTAATCCAAACTTCATATCCTTAGAACATAGCTTAGGACTTGGGGGCGGGTTTAAAATAATATTATCATTTATTGATCCCAAGGGCGAGTTTGAAAAAAGATTTTTTACTAATAACCCAACTAAACTTATTGAAAGTTTCTCTAATCCTTCAATTCAGAAAACAACAGGGTTTATAACAGATAAACCCAATGATGTAAAGCAAAGCCAAGAAAACTATTCAAAAGAGTATGTTTCACAATATAAAAAAGAATTAGAAAAAAATCTAACAGGTAGAGAAATATATGTTGCTTACGGAACAGGTAATAATTTAGATCTATGGTCTGGTCCTCATAGGACTGTGATGACAAATGCAGATATAACTATTGAAGGTGCTAAAAAGATTACACTTACTCTAACTCCAACCCCTAATTCTCTTAATTTAGATAATAGAAGGGGAGCATATAATGAAAGAGTTAATTTAAACTTGCTTGGCCTCAAAATGCGTTATGCAGGGGAGTCTCAAGAGATTAAATTCAACTCTAAAAAACCTTATGATCCTACAGAGTATATTTCGGGGGCTGGTGAGAATACTGCAATAGCAAACGCTCTAGATGAAGACAGAAAGCTTTTGGCTGATCTAGGGTTTGAAGAAGTTTCTAAAAAGCTAGAGAAGTTTGATTTTCATTGCATGGTTGTTGATACCATTCGTAGCTATGTTCAAAGAGCGACTAGCAATAAAAATGTTATTGTACTTCTACCTAATTTAAATATTACTTGTAGACAAGCTCTTCAGGATGAGGCTAAGAAATATTATCTTGATAGTAAGATAGTTTCTGGTATTGATGCGGCTGCTTCAGTGATCCCTGGGCCTGGGGGCTTTTTACTTTCTCAAACAAACGATTTATTTACACCGACTGATAGCAATCTTGGAAAAACAGAAATGTTTATAGAAAGTGCTCTTAAGGCTTTTGGACTAAGGATGCACATGGGAGATAGAGCCGATGCTGAAAAATTACGAAAAAATGCAATAGCTTATGGAGAGGTAGCAAAATTTGCTGAAAATGAAAAGTTTCCAAAGTCTAGGAGTGCTATACAAAATTATTATAAAGAAAGATATTTTACAGCAGTCATTGACAAGACGGACAGACAAGTTCCTGATCATATGGCGGTGCTTCAAGAGGTATTTGATAGAATAAAAAAACTATCTAATGAATCGTATAAAATGTCTAGTCTTGCTGTGTTAAACGAAACAGAAGTAAATATGATGAACCTTTGGACTAAAAGTCCTTTTAAGCACTTTTACACATTTGGAGGCTACGACAAACTAGAAGGAAATGCAGCTATAATCGTAGGAGATTTGGCTCTAATAAAAGAATACCTATATGCTGGGGCAGATCTACAGCAAAAAAAGGCTGCCATTGATGATTTAAAAAAACAAGCACAAGCAGCATCAGCAAAACAAATAGAGCAGGAATTCCGCTCTTTTCAATTTGAATCAAATTTCCAAAGCGAGGCACTCACTGAAGAGCAGCAAAAAGAACAGGCAGAAGCCCCTACTGCCGCAGATTATCTTTTTGCAGCAGCTAATCAAGTCCCACTACACCCACTAGACAAGTTTGCATTAAATAATGTGGAGTATAATAAGAAAGCCAAAGCAATCGCTCACCCAGTGCTAAAAGGCTCAGGATCTTTCGGAGATATTTCTTATTTACCTGATGATTTTGCTTATCAAGATGAATCATTTAGTGATAAAGAAAAACAATATATTGAAGAAAATGGAATCCCTGTTTTCAGATATAATACACAAAATCCAAATACCTTAAAGATGGACTTTAAGTTTGGAGCAATATATTTTGGACAATTAAAACTTGGATTTCAAAAAGAAATAAAAAGGCTTACTTCTGCTGTAGCTGAAGGCGTATTACCTACGGGAGTTGGCACCTTCCCTATCAGGGAGAGAGGAGCGGCTATTGCATATCTTAGAAGTAAAGGATATTCTCAAGGTTTGGGAGATGAGGAAAAAAGAAAGATAATAAGTGACCTAGCTTCAAGAGTATCTCCTGAGTTAGCAAATGATCTTGATGTTGATTCTGCTGAAGCAGCGGCTGATTCCATGGCTCTGATTGTATCAGGGCTAGAAGAAACAAATTTACAGGGCTTAGTTCTAGTAGATCAAGAGCTTCCTGGCAGCCCAAACAATATGATGGCAGACTTTACAGAAGAGTTGTATAGAAAAGCACTTCAAATGACTATAACTACTCTGCCTCTTTTTCACATATCTAAAACTTCCTCACTAGGAACACCGTGCATCTTCTTTGGTCAAGATCAGCCGATAACACAATCAGTGCGACCAGAAGTAACAGCATTAAATAAATTTTTTAGTGGACTCTATAAAATAATGGGATTCACGCACACCATTACAACAGGCGCAGCTACATCACAATTTAATCTAGTAAAAAACGCGCCAAAGTTTACAGCAGAGGATTGATATGCAAGAATGCAGAAATGAGGGAGCCATATCTTTGGCCGAGGTTCGTAGCCGCGTAGATCCTGGAAGGAGTGGAGCATTCAGGGCTAAGATCGCTTCTGAGGGCAATGACGAGCAGACAGTGTATTATGTCAGCCCCTACGGATCAAATGCACAGGGCGCGTTTATAGCGGTTCCTGAGGTCGGTACGCAAGTTCTAGTCTGCAAGGTGACTGGAGGGACAAGCTGGTATTACTTAGGAACTACATTCGCACCAGAACCAGCAGAGGTAGACGGAGCTAAAGTTAAAGATGCACAAGTGATGCCTTTTGAAAGAGTTGATCCTGAAATATACAAAGCTCGTGGAACACCCATGAAGTATGTTTTTAAAAGTCCTCAGGGCGCTGGCATAACCATGTCAGATGAATATAACCCAGAGTTCTTTAATAGAAAAACAGAGATCTCTTCAGGGGGAGCTAAAAAGATTACCATGACTGAGGCCCCTACAATTGATTCAATTGTTCTAGATAGCGGTAATGGCAGTAGGATTACTCTAACAGATGATCCTCAGAGTCAGGGTCTCGCAGCTAGATCAGTTGAGGTCTTCTCTGTAGGGCCACAAAAATATATAAACAAGGAATCACAAACTGATATCGTGGTTCACTCCGCTGGCAGAGAGCTTCAATTACTCAATCAAGCGAGTGGTATCGAGTGGGGACCAGGGACACCTTGCGGCAATGTCAACATCCAAAGCAAGAGGAGAGATGTAAATGTCTTTACTCAAGGTGAGAGCGGTAGGATATTTATTGAATGTTTGAATGAGCAGGGAGCAAACCAACAGATCGTAATTGAAACAAACGGAGCAGACGGTGCAATCACGATAAAGACCAATGGTGATGTTAATATAGACGCGGGTCAGGCGATCAATATGCGAGCCCCGAATGTTAATATTGGATGTACTAAATTTAGTGTAAACGCTGGAGATATTCAGATGCAAGGGAATCAGGTGAACATTGACCCAGGGAATGGAACCATCCAGCTTGCTGATGGGGCCAGCCCCGAAAACCCTACGATTCCAGACCCACAAAGTCTGTATGATAACACGGGAGTGACTACATACTAATATGGCATCTTTCGACTTAGAAACCTTCCTCAAGGTACAAGGAAATACTGGAACAGGAGCACTCGAAGCTTTAGGCATGTCCTATGGTATGCCTAGCTGTATGCTCAATCTAGCTAGACAGGCTATGAACTTGCTACCAAGTTCGGTTCTGGCAGATATGTCTTCTCAGATGAAGGCTGCAAAAGCCAAGGCTAATGAGGTAACAAAAGAAGTGTTCAAAAAAATGATGCTTAATACAGGCATTATTGAATTTGATACTGAAACTGGTACTTTTAGATTTGGATCTGACTCTGCTTGGATGGGCGTTGATAATGATGATAAGCAAACTAAAAACAATCTAGCTGGGGTTCTCGGTGCTTTTGAGTATGCCGCCGCTTTCGGAGCACAAATCTATCAAAATTATACAGATATTGTTAATGAAATTAATGCTATCAAAGAATGTCTAGGAAAGTTTAATCAACTACAGAGCTTTCAATCAGGTAACTCGGCTGATCAAAGAGCGGCCCTACCCCAGGAAGAAATAGAACAATTATTTGATACAATGTATGCTGGCGAGAAGGCAAAGCTAGAGGCAGCAGGAAGTTTTATAAATTCAGTAGATGAAAAAGTATCTGAGATTAATGATATTCTTGCAGCTAGAGCAGCAGACCCCTCGCTAGAGCCTAAGTTCTTAAACACTAGAGAGTTAGATGAGTTTCTATCAAAAACTAATTTCGATAGAGTTGATTTAGAAGATCCTGGATTAGAAGAGGAGGATCCCGTTTTCCGTCTAACCTATGGACCTCCCATATCAACGGATGGTTCATATGTCCTTACAAACGATGGCCTTTATTATAATTCCTACGACGGTGGGCTAGATCCTGTATTTCTAGCTATTTCGGGAATGGTGCCCGTAGGGGATGCATGGAAGTATGACTACGACCCAAACCTAGGTGGTAAGGGCGATGTGATAACTGTAGATTCTCTGAATAAGTTTACAGACAATATCTTTGACCCAAATAGGATTGATGACAGTGCGGGGCTTCAGCACTACTACGATGAAGATCATTTCCTTGCCGTGATAAAGCAACAGAGAGATAAGCATGTTTATGATTTGTCTTCTGATTTACAAGGCTTCATCGACGAGTTTGGTCAAGACTCTTCAGTTGTAACTAATCAGCGAAACCTCATCATGTCTGAGATCGCTAACCACAACACCAAAATTAATCGTAGGAAGAAGCAGATTGAAGTAGCTATCAAGGCAGGACAAATTTATGGAGATTCAGATAGCCCAGACTTCAAACCAGGGGAAGTTCCTATCAACGATTTTTCATATCTTGAAAAATATAACTTATCAGTTGATTTAGAAAAACAAAAAGCGTTAGTATTTAGACAGGCTGATGTTGATGGTATTGTTTTACCTCTAGAAACAAAATATGTTACACCTGCTAGACCAAAATCTAGGTCTATCTCTTTTGATCAGTTATCAGTGCCTCCTATTGGAAAAGGTAGTATACTTTACTCTCCTTCGGGAGGCTCTTCGGGAACAGTATTAGCTTTGAATGATCAAATTGTAAGTAAAGATCTTTTTGCAATCTACAACTTTTTAGATACTGGTTTAGAGCTTCCCTCCTCTACAAACTTTAATGTAACTAATTGTGCCACTGATAACAAATATAATAATGCACAATTAGTAGGAACAAATAGACAATCCATATTTGTTTCTGGAATTAGTATTCCATATCTAGAGGGTATTGTAAAAAATAAAAGTACAGATCCAGCAGCGGCTTCTGCACTAGGATCTTTTGTCAAGCTACCAGACAGTACCGAGTTTAGAGATCTAACTTATTCGTCAACTGGATTTACGGTGGAGTGTTGGGTGCATGTTCCTAATATTACAGATGGAGAACTCGGTTGGGCTAGTGGGGTTGACGCAGCGACACCAGCAGCCTCTGGATTGACCAAAGTTCTATTTGGTTCCGAAAATGTAGGACACAATCCTGATGCTTTAGCGGTAGATTATGAAGGAAATATTAGCGACTTAGACTTCTTAAAATCAGAAAGGGGAGGGGAGTTTGTTCGCGGAATGCTTTGTGGATTTAGCCGAGACAGAAGAATCACTCAGGATGCGGCGGGCTTTAGTAATGATAACGTCTTGAATGACCCAGTATCTTCTCTAAGCTTCTTTATAGCGCCTACACAAGCTAGGGATGCATCTTCTGCATCATTTATTAATAATGACGATTGTCAAAACCAAGAGAGCTTCTACAAAATGAAAGTAGATTTATCTTCCACAGGTTTTGGAAATGTTTCATCTCAATTTGTCTTGGTTGATATAACTTGTGATCCAAATTCAGATACTATAAAAATGTATGCTGATGGTGATCTCGTAGCGACATCTGCGATCTCAGCAGTATTTGGAGTAGACGCTAGAAAACCTGTTTCTCTTCCCAGCTTCAAGAAAAATAATAGTTTCCAATATTCTTCAACCACAGTTGACGGACCAGTCACGCTAAAACAAGGACCTCTTCTAAATTCATTCTACACTCCTTGGATTGTGGGCGGGGGTTACACTGATGGCATGTACGAGCATGGAAACTTCATGGGCGGCGATAGAGGAGGTGTCATCAGTGGTCTTCGTGGACATGTAGGAAGTTTAAAGTTCTATTCAAGATCCCTAGATAGTACAGAAGTGAAACAGAATTATGATGCCCAACAAGGCTTCTTCAAAAATATTAAAATCTAATGGCTGCCAATAATACAGTATCAGTTTACGGATCTATTCAGGATAGGTACAATATACAAGCACCTAAGTCTGCTAGAAAAGAAATATTTGGACTGCATTATCCTCTGGGTTCTAGTAAAAATGGTGGTGTATTTAATAAAATATCAGGAATAAATATGATAAAGGGCGCAGTAGAACAGCTTCTTCTCACTGAACGAGGCGAGCGCGTGATGCTACCTAACTACGGCTGTAACCTCAGGCGTTACCTTTTTCAACCTCTTGATGAAACAACTTTTAATAATATAAGAAGAGAAATTGAGACTTCTTTTAATAATTATATTGTAGGAGCAAGAATAACAAAACTGTCTGTATTCCCCACAGGAGAATCTGGACCAGCGGGCGGTAACTCTCTAAAAATAATCTTGTCTCTAAAGTTAGAAAAATCTGACTTAGAAATATTTGATGTCGAAGTAAAAATAGCATGAATTTTTCAGGAACAATATCTTCAGACTTTATGAAGCTGGCTAACATACCAGTTTCTAAAAGACCATCACAAATTAACTTTGCAGCAACAGATTTTGTTTCTCTTAGAAATTCTTTGATTGATTACGCTAAGGTGGTTTATCCTGATGATTATAAGTATTTTGTAGAATCTGATTTGGGTATGATGTTTTTAGAACTGACTGCGTATATGGGAGCGGTTATGTCTATGAAAGCTGACATGCTAGCTAACGAAAACTTTTTAGCAACAGCACAGCAGAGATCTAGTATTAAAAAATTACTAGAACTGATTGGGGTCAGGATGAAAGGCCCTCTATCTTCAGCGGCAGATGCAAAGATTACATTTGATTCTGCTGTAGAAAACGACGGACTAACCCCAGCGGAAAGAACAATTACTGTAACATCCCCCGAGGACGGGGGCAATCTTACCTTCACTATTTATAAAGTTGTAAATGGTTTAGTCGATACTATGTCCAACACTGGAAACATAAGTCTTAGGAAGTCGGAATCCGATGACGGATTAGGAAAAGTGTATACTAATCTTGCTATTCAGGAAGGTGCTTTGGTTGATGAGCGGGGGGAGTTTGCAGCCACTGAAGGTGTGAAGACAATTAAATTATCCCAAGGCCCTGTGGTAGAGGGTAGTATTGGAGTTTTTGTGACTAGCCCAAACCCAGAGAATACAGGAGCTTATACTGAAGTCCCTAATGTATACTATGCATCAGGATCTTCTGATAAAATTTTTGAAGTTATATATGATGAACAATATAATGCCACTGTGGTTTTTGGAGATGGTTCTGTCGGCGTTTCCCCAGAAGATACTGCGTCCTTTAGAGTCGAATACCGTGTTGGTGGAGGCACAAGAGGAAACCTTGAAAGAGATACAATTAATGCGTCAGTTACTACCGCACTCTTCTCGACTCCAGGAACAATAACAAATACAAGCAAAGCAACTGGTGGAGCAAATGCTGAAACAGTTGAACATGCTAAAAAGTATGCACCGCTGACCTTTAGAAGGCAAGACAGATTGGTTACCTTAGAAGACTACTCGGTGTTTGCCAACACATTCATCAGCAATTTTGGAACCGTTGGCAAAGCGACAGCGGCAACCAGAAAAGCATATGCTTCAGCGAATGTTGTTGATATCTATGTTCTTGAAAAAGCCTCGGATCTACAACTTCAAAGAGCCACCACAAACTTTAAAACGCAGCTACTAGACGGGATCAATAAAAAGAAAATGGCTACTGACGATATAGCTATCGTAGACGGCCTCATTAGAACCCTTGATTTAGCAGTTTCAATTAAGATAGATAGAGAAGAAGAGGAGAATCAGACGGCTATTCAAAGTAAGGTTAGAGATAAGATTCTAACTTACATGAGTGCTGATAACCGAGATTTTGGAGAAGATCTCAATATATCAGAATTAAATAGACAGATATTTGAAGTTGACGAAGTTAGATTTTCGAGTGTAGATAATTTAGATCAAAATGTGACAATTGATTTCAATGAAATTGCACAACTAAATAACCTTAGTATTAACGTAATTTTACTTGACTGATGGGCTTTAGCAGATACAATCCCAGCCTTAGGAACTATCACAAAACAAATTTTGTGGAGTTAGTTGAGCTTATTACTCCCGAGGTATATCAACAGAAAGATCTGGAGCTTAGTGGCACTGAGTTAAATCCTGTATCAGATTTAATTAACAGGCATGTACAACTTGCTAGTAATATTGCAAATGTTATCTCTCTATCTGGAGTCACTGATACCCAAACAAGCTCTTTAGGCAATATTAGTGGTATAGCACAGTACTTTGTAAAGCAGAATGAGCTTACAAATATTAACCCCTACTTGTTTGAAAGTAAAATTCTAAATCCCTTAGGAACTACGTTAAAGAATTACGAAACGAGTTCTGCTTTCAATTCTTATCTATCGAGCACACTTCTGCCTCTTCTAGTTCCTGCTAGTCAGACTGAGACAGGTGCATTAGAGGCTAATATTACAACTCTTTCAGCATTAACTAGTAATGCTAATGCAAGCTCGGTTCACAACTACCTAGTTGATAACTTAGGGTGGTTTTACTTTTTAAATACTTCAGCAGACGGGGGTCTTGACTATTCACCATCAAGCTATGTTCTAGCTTCTTTAAACTCCTTGTATGTTGGTAATACTTTGGAGACTGTTGATGGTATAAAGGGGTTAACTGAATATCTTTGGAGAAATAATGAAACTTGTTCCTTCGGGGCGTACCTGCCTCCTTCTTTTGTATCTGGCGCTGCTGACGCTGTGCTCGATGCAAGCGATGGCGTTGTAGCAACTTATACTAGCGGAACTCAAAAGCTTGACGCTTTGAAGACTTTGGTTGATGTAGTCTACTCGCCACTTTACATTGATCAGCAAGATTATAAAGTTAAAGATGCCTTTGATAGCTTTATTGATGCGGGCACAGAGCTAGATGATTTAATTTCAAAAGGTGCTCACAGAAAATTTAACTCATTACTAGGATTTCAATTTGCTGATATCTCAGATGAGATAGAGAACTTATCACTCATTTACGATATAGAAAATGTTCGCCCTGAGCATTTACAGTATATCGCAGACCTGATCGGCTTTAAATTAAGGGGAGCATCTCCAGCAAAATGGAGGCACCAACTCCGCATAGCCATAGATTTATATAAAAAATCAGGAACGATAGAGGCAATACAAACTGCGATTAATGCTCTCATAGTTGATTCTGTATTTGATGTTTCAGGAAAAGTTCAGGAGCTTTGGGAATCTTACATACCGCACCTGATATGGTACTCTTTAGGTACTGAGTCTGATTTATTTAAAAACTTAGAGACTTGGACTCCTTCTTTTGCAGCACAGGCAGGCATTCAAGAGTATAACACAAGTAGCTTAGAAGAAAATATAAAAATAGTAACTGATAGTATTCTTCTAGATTTATACAAAGCTTTCCCAGAAAACTTCATATTTAATGGTAAGCCTTTCTCTGTTCCTGAATTTTGGGTAGTTGATAATAATGGGGATGAAGTTGAAAGGTATACGATCATAGGGTCTCCTACTATGAAGCCTTTCCATATTCATAAGGAGAACGACACTAACTTCGGGGCTTTGAGGACAGACGCTAGGGTGAATGGAGAACTTAATGCGTGGAATGCTGCAAATTCTAGTGGGCCTCTAGGAGAAGGTGTATACATGGCAGGGTTAGGGCACCCTATGGAAGGTCGGCCTACTTATCTAAAATTCAAAGGAGATCTTGAGTTTCTTTTCAATTATAGAAATAAAACTAACTATCCTATGCCTCCTTTTGAGGAAGTAAAATATTATCGTGATAGCTCGGTCACAAAGCCTATGGTAGACCTCCTTGTTGAGCGTCTCAAGTGCTTTATGGTTAGAGATACTTTCGCAGATGAGGTAGGTAATTTTATTGTCAGTAGTGCGGTAACGGATGATAGTGACTTAGGATCTCTAAATGAGTTCTTGATGTTTTTCAGTTCTATACAAACAGCACCAAACTTTGATGATGTAATGCTCAGTATTTCTGACTACGAGAAGAATCTTCTTCCTTTGTGGAATGGAAAGTCTTCGCATCTTTTTGTAAACTTTGATAGTGCCGATTTTGATTTTGCAAAAACTACGTTAGAAGGCGATGGTAAATACGCTTTATATGAGGCCGCTAGAACATCTAGAGAGTTTGCCCCAGCCCATGCAATTACCAGAGTAAACTTAGCAGCTAGTGCTGAAGATCTATTTGAGGCTTCTAGTACCAGAATGGAATATCTCGGCTTAGACCATGATGATACTAGGGCAGGGTACACCTCTGCTTCTATATTTGGAAACTTCGAGTATAGCGGAGTTTCCATGGAGCTAAATTCTCAATTTAATAAGTTCAGAAGAACAGATGCAGACAGCATGACAGATAGTTTGTTATCCAGCACAACCACTGTCACTGACCTTGGATCTGTGGCTCGTCGGGCTCTTCGTAGACGCAATCTGAAGTACCTTCTGCCTCACGAAGGCTACTACGACAGAACAGGCTTCAACGGCCCTGTAAGCTACGATCCCTCGACCTTGGAGCAATCCATGCCTTCGTCGCTAGGAGAGCTTACGTTGGGTTATGTGGCCTCTGCGGGC